TTCCCTGTAAAACGCCCTTAGCGGAGGCTATCGCCTTAGAGATCGCACTACCGATACCGCTAAACGCTGGATCTACCAGCTCAGCCATCTCAGTAGGTAAGATACTCTTAAGCCCCTCCTTAAGAGAGGTTATGATCTTTCCGCCTAACTGCTTAAGTTTAGGAGCACCCTTTTCAATCGCCACGCCTATAGCATCTGGTAAGCCCTCAAAGATCCTACCGATCATCGGAATAGCGTTATCAAACAGGAAAGTAGTAGCTGTATCTACCAACTGCTCCATAGAGGAGGTAATATCTCCACCCAGAGCCAGATTAGCTAAGAGGTTTTGAGCACTTGCTTTCATAGATGCAAACGATCCAGCAAAAGTACTACTTGCCTCCTTAGCGGTAGTGCCTGTTACTCCCATATTCTCCTGTATAGCGTGGATAGCACTATACACATCGGAGAGGTTATCCATATTGTACTGTACGCCTGTGAGCTTAGTAGCATCCTTTAAGAGCCTCTGCATCTCCTCCTGTGTACCACCGTAGCCCAGTTTCAAGTTATCCAGCATAGTATAGTTTTGTTTTGCAAAACCTTGATACGCATTTTGGATACTTGCCATATCAGTACCAAACTTATTAGCGTTATCCGCCATATCAATAAGTGCCATATCCGCTATCTGTGCGGATTTAGCTGTATCTCCACCCACGCTCTGTAACAGAGAGGCACTAAAGCTAGTAACCGTTTCCATATAAGCATTAGCGGATAATCCAGCGGTTTTATAGGCTTTATCAGCGTTTGCCATTACTACTCCAGCATCCGCTCCGTAGAGAGTTTCTACACCGCCTATACTTTGCTCCATAGAGGCTCCTGCACCAACGGATCCTCCTACCAGAGCTGATACTCCAGCACCAGCCACGCCTACCGCAATAGTTACACCCTTTGCAAGGCTAGCTAGTGTATTTTTGATACCACTAAGTACCTTAGTAGCTCCATCCTTTACCGCTACTGTAGCCTTAGCCACCGTAGAGCCTATACCCTTAAGCCCCTGTTTGATACTGTTAAGCATCTTTGTAGCTCCATCCTTAAGAGCCACGAAAGGCTTAGCAACGGTTTTACCCACCGTCTTTAGGGTATTTTTCAGCTTGTTTACTATAGGGCTTGCCTTATCTTTGAGGTTAATAAAAGGCTTAGCCACCGTTTTACCTACGGTTTTTAAGCCCTCTTTTACCTTATTGATAACCTTTGTAGCGGTATCTTTTGCCCTTATGATGGGCTGTGCTACCAGCTTACCCACCACATTTAACGCCACTCTTACCTTATTGATCCCAGTAGTAGCTAGATCTTTGAGCTTAAGGGCTGGATATGCTACCGCCTTACCTAGCCAGCCTATAGTATTCTTGATCTTTGCCAAGCCTATAGAGGCTAGATCCCTAAGTTTTACAATAGGGGTATATGTAGTAGCAATTTCCTTTAACCTGCGTGTAATAGCTCCTGCCACATCAGCGGTACGATCCTTAAGCCTAACGATAGGGGAGGCTACTTTTCTCCCCAGCTCACGGATCTTACTATTGATAGCCTCCACCTTAGCACTAGCCTCATCCCTTACCGCTACTGTAGGCATCATTTGTACTCTGCCTACATTGTTAAGGGTATTTCTAATGCTGGAGATTACCCCAGAGGCTCTATCATTAGCGGTAATCGTAGGGTTAGCTCTCTGGCTACCCAGCCCTCTAATGCTGGAGCTAGTTCTTTCCACCTGCTCAGTAAAGCTACGCTGTAACTTAAGGTTTTTCTGTAGAGTGGCGTACATATTATCTTTTAGGCTTAATCTAGCACCAAAATCTATCAATGTACGCACCTCCTCAAAACTTAGTTAATGATAGCTACTGGTAAAACGCCTTTACCCTCTGTGCCCTTGACTAGCTCATTATGCTCCTCTACCTCTTTCTCAAAAAAGGCTTGTAACACAGTAAGCTCTCCCTTAGGCATAGAATAGAATACGGATGGGCGGATCCTACCATTTTTCCAATAGTAGTACATCATCTGGGTAAGCCCATCCGTATCAATTAGTTTTTTACTTCTTTAACAGCACTATCGCCAAAACCAGAGAGGCTAGCGATCTCTCCGTAGATACCAGCGATCTCTCCGCTAAGCAAGAGCTTACGCACCAGCTCCTTAGGCGTACTTGCCTTAAACTTAGCCATAAGATCCTTATTCTTAAACAGAGGCTTACCGCTAGGATCCACAACGCCCTCCATAACTACAAGCACCTGCAAGAGGGAGATCTCAATATCTGCATCCTTACCCTTAACAGATACCGCCATATCCTGTACCTCCTCATAACGATCTGGAGAAAGAGCGGATACGGTAATTACAAACGGAGCACCAAACACACCGCTAAGGCGTGTAATCTCCATTTCCTTAGTAGGGAGCTTAATCTCTCCCACATCGGAGCCCAGCAAGAGATCCAGTACATTAACTGCCTCTTTAGTTTCTACGGTTTCCTCAACCTGCTCAGTAGTTTTCTTAGTATTAGTAGCCATTTTATAGCCCTCCTTATAATTTTCTTATAAAAATGAAAAAATGGGGAGGTTTTTACACCTCCCCATAAAGCACCTTACTTATCCCTTATTATTGAGGAGTGATCTGATCCAAGTATTCATACCCTGTAAAGGTAAACGGAGCCTCCGTTTCAAGAGGTTTCTGTGCCTCCCAATCAAACAGAGTAAGATCGTCAAACTGCACACCAGAGATAGATACTCTCTCAGCACCAAAAGCATCTGGATCCGCCAGCTTACTAATGATAGTAAAGCGTACATCCTGCTTATTCTTTACCAGAGTAGCCACCTTTTGAGCCATTCTGGAATTAACCTTGTGCATCGTGAGAGATCCAGTACCCTTACAGCCAACTACCTTATTATCCGTGAAAAAGGTACCACATTGTTTGATCTCCTCTTTTGTAAACTCTACCTTAGCCTGTGCCTTATAACACTCTCCGACATAATCGCCATCAAGCCACACCTCACCAAAAGTACCGTTACAAATTCTTTTAGTTTCTACAGCCATCTCTTAACCCTCCTTATTCCTTGTTAATGAAGATGTCAACATCCTCAATAGCATCCAGAATACTAATAGTACCCTTAAGGAATACCTTAGAGCCTGTATTAGCCTCCTTGATAGCCTGCTCATCCATTTCGGAGGTATCTACACCGATACTTTCAAGATACTGTTTCTGCTTAGCTACATTGATCTCAATGGTAGAGCTATCTGCCTTGAGGTAGCCCTTACCACCCTCTGTAGCCTCCAGCCCTCTAAGGTAGCCCTTGATAGCTGTAATAAGCAAGCACTTATTATCGTAGCTGTTAGAGTAGTTACCGATATAGCTACGGTTAATAGTACCGTAAATATCGGTTTCAATGAGATCTTGAATAGCAAGGATCTTGATTTTCTTAAGATCCTCCGTATCCACCTCAGTAACGGTAGTAAGGGAGTTTACGCCTCTGGCAATAACAATACGCTCTCCGTCATTGTAGAGAGTAAGATAACCCTCATCTACTGCCTGATCAATCTCCTCATCATCCGCTACAGGGATCATAGTTACCTCACTAAGAGGCTTAAATGTGCTGGATACACGGAGATCCAGCCCAGCGATCAAGCCAGCGATACGGCTACAGTATTCCGCCTCTGTAAACTCCGCATCCTCCACCTCGATCTTATCATCAGCGGTAGCATTTACCACCTTAAAGCTGATAACAGCCTTATTATCTGCCTTTACATTAGGCAAAACTGCTACAGGTCTGCGTACCGTATTCTTACGCACTCCAGCGATCCAAGTAGCAAAAGCCTCCGCCTCTGCACTAGAAATATCTGGAGCACCGCAAAGGTAATTAACCTTTACAGTAGAGAAATACTTAAACGCCTCGCTGTAGTTTTCTGCATCCTGCGGTAAGGTATAGATGATAACCTTACTAGGAGCACCCTTAAAAGCTCTCTCAATATACGCTGTATTAGCCTCAGTAAAAGCACTATCGCCAGTAGGGATCTCATCAATGCCTCTCAGCACCATAGCACCGTTGTTTTTAGCATCCTTAAGGATGATACCAACGATACCAAGAGCTCCACTCTGGATAGCCACTACAGCCTTTTTGGAAAACTCAATTACAATATCAGGCAAACCCATAATTGTATCCTCCTTATCCATTTGTTATAGTATGAGTTTCAAGATCAACCTCTCCAATAAGCTCATAGGGATCCTCTTTAGGTACATCCTCTGTAAAGCTAAGCGTGAGCTTAACATAGAGAGCACCCTCTCCCAGCCTTACCTCATCGGAGTAGGTCTGTATCTTTGCGTATCTGGGTTTCTCCTGCACACCCTCCAGCGGTATTACTGGTACAGCCAGCCTCAACAAAAAAAGAGCCTTAAGCTCCTCTTTCTTTTTGTATAGGTTTTCTGCTACCACTTGATCCGCCTCATTGAGCTTACCAAAGTAAACTATCTGGTATGTAGGATCATCCTCATATACATTACGGTTTTTTAAGCTACTACCGCCTGTAGCAAGCGTTACGAAAAAGCACTCACGCTCAAAGCCTTTAGGCATCTCCTCTATATGTACTGGCACTCCAGCATACTTAGAGGCAATAACCTTACATACGCTGTTAAGCAATCTCATAGGCTACCTCCCTCTACCTCTCTGGCAATCTGTAGCATAAAGCTATTGATTAAACGCTCTAGGCGTGGTTTTGCACTCTCAAAGCCTTTCTCCATAAAAAAGGCTCCCTGCACATACCGCTCCTTTAGCATAATACCTTTTTGGTTATTCTCCTTAAGGTACTTTGCCTTTCCGCCTACTGTTAGCTTATCTGCTGGTAAAAATCGCCTGTGCTGTATGTGTCCGTCATTGACATACAGGGCATACTCTACATTAGTTCCTACCTCTACATAATCCTGCGGTATTCCCTCTCCGAAAACAAAGATATTATCTACTAATCGTGAGGTATCTACAGGTACATTAGGGATTATTTCGGCGTGGTAGATATTTCCCATACGCTGTAATAAGATAGCCTTTTTCTCCGCCCACTTATCAACAAGATTAGCAAAGCGATCTACAAAATCCTCCCAGCCATCAATAGAAAAGCCCAGATCACTACCAGCCATATCCCTTACACCTCCTCATTTCTAAGGAGTGGTACCTTTAACTGTGTACGCTTTTTGTAAGGTTTATCTGCTAGTGCTCTGTACTCACTCTCTGGGATCGGCTTATCATACTCATCCAGCTCATAGATATACAGCACATCTCCTAGCTTAATATCTGCCTCTGGGTAAGTGTAGAGATCTATCTCCTCCGTATTTACCTTTTGAGGCTGTCTTTGAGCTACATTTGTGCTGGTTTCAGCGGTAAAGCACTCATATCTACCTACCTCAGCTAACGCCTTTTGAGGTCTGTTATATTCGCCCAGAGTAGAGGAGTACCTTTTAACGATTACCAGCTTATTATACATAAACTGCATATCGCCACCTCCTTACTCTCTGGGAAACAACTGCCTGTAAGGGTAGAGCCTTTTCTCCACGCTTACAGGGATCGGATCATCAAAGGTAACGCTCTCATCTGCTAAAGAGTAGGAGCTCTGCCCCTCAGCTCCACGCTTACGGAAACGCTGGATAGCAAGATCCTCCTGCACACTCTTAAGAGGCTCTGGGAATACATCCACACCATCCTCCTTAAAAGTATCTCTACAAAAAGCCTCAATATCCAGCCTTGCCTTATCTAGGAGCACCTGTAACAGCTCTAGCTTAGCCTTATTATCAGAGGATAGCCCCAAGATAATCCTACATCTTTCTAAGCTATCCATAGGCTCCTCCTTAATCCTCTACCAGCGTTACACCGTCAATCTTAGCAAGGGCTCTAGCCACTTCCAGATTAGTAGTAGATGCTTTACCATCAATAAACTGCACACCCAGAGCTACACAGCTAAGAAACTTGTTAGCACTCTTGAAGTGGTAAACCTTTTCAGTAGTACCCTTAGTTTCCTTAGCCTGTTCTGCCTTAGTGGTTTTCTTTTCATCCGCCTTAGGAGTAGTGTTTTCTGCTCCCTTAGTTTCCTTAGCCTGTTCTGCCATTTGTATATACCTCCTTAGATTATTTTGAGCTAGGCTAGATCCTCATTACTCAGTAACAAGGATCTTAGCACCTGCGTAGCTGTTCAACAGCTTAATAGTACTTTCGTTAATGATATGCCCCTTGAAGTAATCGCCAGCCTTAGGGAGATCCTCATAGAAAGTAGGTCTAAGTTCGGAGATACGCACCTCATCCATATCCACGATAAGGATACCGTTATTCTCCATATAGCGATCCAGTACCAGATTAACAGTACCAAAATCAGTAACGATCTGGGAAACTGCGATACCGTACTTGTTAGCTACAGAGCCATTATCCATAACCCAGCGTACATTACCCTCCGCCTTAGCGATAGCGTTAATAGCTCGTTTCTGGGTAGCGTTCACAAAAGCAAAGTACTCGCCCTGTGCACCCTTATCCCACATTTTCTGGAGAGCATCCAAGATATGATTTTCACCCAGAGCACCAGCGGTAGTAACAACATTGTTAGCATTAACAAGGTTCATCAAACCTGCCATCTGTCTAGGAGTATCATCACTTTCCAGAGTTTTAACACCGTTAAGGAAGTACCACTCCAGATCTCTCTTAGTTTCGATCAAGCGATCCTGCACCTCTGCATCAAAGGTATCGCCAATGCCCTTAGGCTTAAGAGCTCTAGCAGTACCAGAAACCTGTGTAACCTTTTCGATGATCTGGCACACATTGTTAAGGCTACCTCTAGTAGAAGTGATAACCTCTCCTGCATCTGCACCCTCCAGCTTAAGAGTACCTCTGTTAGTATTGAGCTCACGCTCTCTCCAAGTTACGGTAATATCCGTAGCCTTTTCCACCTGTCCTCTAGCCATCAGCATAGTAGTAAGGGGAGTATCAGTAGGAGATACCAGCTTGATCTCCTCTGTGAGGTCAACAACCTCATTTTCCAAAAAACTGGATCTTTTAACCATATCAGCCATTGTAATTATCCTCCTTTAAGATTTTTTCTACTGATATTTGAGGAGTACATTACTCCTCTTTACTGTTTCGATATGCACTCATCTTTTCGGATAGCATACCCTTTACATTACCATCCTTTTTGTACTGATCGTAAGCGGTTTTGCTATCGTCTTTCTGGGAGCCTGTTTTAGGAGTTTCTCCCTTAAGAAACTCAGCCTTTGCCTTAGCAACCTGCTTAGCAACCTCAGCATCAAAGAGAGCTTTCATACCCTTGATACGCTCTGTGAGCTTTTCTCTACGCTCTGCATCATCGGAGATAGAGGCAAGATCCTCTACAGCGATAAGATTACGGAAACCTGCATCCAGCCCCAGCTCTGATAGCATCCACTACATCCAATCTTAAGCCCTTGATGGTAAGCTCAAAATCTTTCTTAGCCTGTGCCTCCAAACGCTCACGCTCCTCAGCCTGTTTACGCTCATCCTCTGTCATTTTCTCCCTA